CCGCGTCGACGGACAAGACGTCTGGCCGGCCTACTGACGCGCGACGTTCCCCCGATCTGAAAGAAGGACTGATCTCATGACCGACGCCGCCTCCGCGCCCATCACCGCTCAATCCGCGATGCGTTCGCCTCGCACGGTGATCCTCGCGCGTTCGAAAATGACCGTCGTTTTCGATGACGATTTTTCGACCGCCGACGTCATCGCCGCGCAGCGGGCGTCCGGCAAGGAGACGGGCCTGTTCTCGCTCTATCTCGCCCAACGCATCGCCACCTTCGACGGCGCGCATCTGACGATGGGCGACATCCGCGAGAAGGTGCGTGGGCGCGACTATCTCCAGCTCACGGCCGCCATTCTGGGCGGCGAGAGCGAGGACGACGAGGGAAACTGACGCTGCCGAGCGCCGAGGCCGTCGTGGCGCTCGTCAACGAAGGGTGGGCGTTCGGCGAATTGATGGCGATGCCCGCCCGTGAATTCGGCTTCTGGTTCGGCGAGCAGGAGCGCTTGTCGCGTCGCCGCGTCGAGGAGGCGAAGAGAGCCGGGGGATAGGCGTTGCGCGTCGAGATGATCCTTGAGGCGGTGGACCGGGCCTCGCGCACGTTGCAAACCGTGCGCGGGGCTTGGTTCGGGCTTGTGGCGGCCGGCAAGGCGGCGAGCGCCGCCGCGCCGGTCAAGGCGATGGATCAACTGCGCGGCGCGACGACGGCGAACCTCGCGCCGATGGGCAAGCTGCGCGCGGCGACAGTGGCGCTGGGCGAGGCTCATCGCGCCGCCGGCGTCGAGGCGTCCGCGAGCGCCAAGGCTCTGACGCTCTCGCAGGAAGCGGCGCGCGCCGGCATTGATCCCGTTCAACGTCTTGGCGGCGCGACGCAGACTTCGTTCGATCATATGCGGCGCGCGACCGTGACGCTCGACGCCTATCGCGGCTCGGTGGAGGCGGCGGGCCGCGCGGCGGCCCACGCCGCGCCCTCGCTCGCCGCCGATCATCCACCTCCGCCCTATCGGCGCAAGCTCCCGCCCGAACCCTTCGTTCCGCCTGCGCCGCCGAAATATTTGCCGCAGCCGACGCCTAAGCTGCCGGCGCGGGACGAGGCGGGGCGGTTCTTGCCTGGCGGGGGCGCACCTGCCGCCCCGCCGCCGCCTGCGAGCGCGCATGATCGCCGGATCAAGGCGCTCGATAAGGCCAAAACCGCGCGCGACAGCGCGCAGTCGCAACTGATCAGCGGTTTGGCACTCTCAGCTTCCGTCGCCGCGCCGGTCGCCAAGGCGGTCGGGGCGTGGAACGCCTATGAGGACAAGCTCAACGACGTCGGCATGAAGTCGGAACTGACGGGCGTTCATTTGGCGGCGTTGGGTGAGCGCGTCAAATCCCAAGCGCGTGCGCTCAATATGAGCGCTGTGGAACTCCTGGGCGGCATGGACAAGCTCATGGAGGGCGGTCTGAGCGCGGAAAAGGCCGAGGGCGCCTTGCCCGCCTTGGCGAAGGCCGCGATTGCGACCAAGACGCCAATCTCAGATCTATCGCAGTTGACAGTCGCGATGATCAACAATGGCAAGGTCGCCCCGCAAGAGATCGGCCGCGCCATGTCGGTGCTGGCTCAAACCGGCAAGGAGGGCAATGCCGAACTCAACCGGATGGTGCCCTATTTGCCGCGCCTGACGTCGCAATTCTCGACCATGGGCAGAACGGGAGTGCCCGCCGTCGCCGACATCGGCGCCGCGTTTCAGGTGGTCAACGGCGTCGTCAACAACATGGAGGGATCCGCGGCGGGCATCCGAGATGTTCTCACCAAGATCAATTCGCCCAAGGCGACGAAGGCGTTCAAGGAGGCGGGCGTCGACATCAACAAGGTTATGAAGGAGGCTGTCGCCGCCGGCCGCCCGCTCGACGCCATTTTGGAGACCCTGCAAAAATTCGCCGGATCGGACCTAACGAAGATCAACGATATTTTCGGCGACGTGCAGGCGCAGCAAGCCGCGCGCGCCCTGCTTCAGAACCTTAAGGAGTTTGAGCGCATTCGCGCCAAGGGCATGAGCGCCGAAGGCGTGATCGACCAGGACTTCGCCACGCGCATGGGGCTTGGCGTCGAAAAGACGCGCGCGCTTCAGGTCGCGATGGCCGAGCTGTGGACGACGCTGGGGCAGGCGCTCGCGCCGGCCTTCGCGCGGCGCGTCGAGCAGCTGACGGCGTTGATCTGGCAGGTGCAGGCTTGGATCAAGGCCAATCCCGAACTCGCCGCGACGCTGGCGCAGGTCGCGACCGCCTTGGCGGGCGTTCTCGTCGTCTCGGCCGCGCTCGCGCTCGCCTTCGCGACCTTGCGCGTCGGCTTGCTCGCGCCGCTGATTTGGCTTGGTCGGCTCGGCGGGCTCGCTGGCGGCGCGGCCGGCGGCGTCGGGCTGCTCGGGCGCGCGGCCTCCGCCTTGGCTCTGCCCTTCCGCATGGCGTGGTGGGCGGTCTCGGGGTTTTTCAGCGGTCTCACGGGAGCTTTGCGCGCGGGGATCGCGGCGGTCGGCGGCTGGGGCGCGGCGGGCCGGCTCGTGCTCGGACGTCTCGCCATGATGTTCAGCTTTCTGCTGTCGCCGATCCAGCTTGTCATTCGCGCGGTGTTGGCGCTTGGCGCGGCCTTGATGGCGACGCCTGTCGGCTGGATCGCGGCGGCCGTCGCCGCGCTCGCGGCGGCCGCCTATCTCATCTATGCGAATTGGGACAAGCTCGGGCCGTGGTTCTGGCGGTTGTGGGGCTCGATCTCGGAGGCGTTCGCGTCGGGCTGGGCGAAATTGTCGTCATGGTTCTCTTCGCTCGGCGGGCGCATCGGCGCGGCGCTGTCCTCGGCCTGGGCGAGCGTCACGCAGTGGTTCTCGTCGCTGAGTTGGCCGTCCTTCTCCTGGCCTGAGCTTCCCTCGCTCGGCGACGTGTTCGCCGCAGTTCGCGCCGCTCTGGCGTCGGGCTGGACCGCCGTGACGGGCTGGTTCTCGTCGCTCGGCTGGCCTTCGTTCGAATGGCCTGCGATCCCATCTCCGGGCGACGTGTTCGCGGGCGTGCGCGCGATGCTGGAGAGCGGATGGAACGGCGCGACACAATGGCTGGCGACGGTCCAATGGCCAACGCTGCCCGATCCTGTCGCCGCGATCCGCGCCGCGCTCGATCCGGCGCTCCGCTGGATCGAGGAATGGGGCGGAAAACTCGCGAGCGCGGTGTCCGGCGCGTTCGACAAGGTGTCGTCGCTGATCGGCAATCTTGGGACCGCGTTCGGCGCGGCGCTCGATCCCGTGGTCAACGGCTTGTCGCGCGTGTCTTCGTTTGTCTTCGGCCCTTCGGTCGGGGACGTGAAGGCGACGGCCGACCAAGCGGCGGCGGCGAAGGCGGCGATCGACGCTTTGCCGCCTGCGGCCTCGCAGACTGTGGCGGCGGTGTCGGGGATCTTCGCTGGCGCGAATTTCACCTCGCAGGGCGTGGCGATGATGACGACGCTGGCGTCGGGCATTCGGGCGGGAACCAGCTCGGCCGTGGCGGCTGCGGCGGCGGCCGTCCAGCAAATCCGCGATCATCTCCCGCATTCGCCGGCCAAGGTCGGGCCGTTGTCCGATCTGGATAAGGTCCAGTTCGGCCAGACGCTGGCGGGCGCGATCACGGCCGGCGCGCCACGCGCGGTCGCCGCCGCGCGGCTGCTGGCGGCCGGCGTCGCCGCGACGCTTCCCGTTGCGCCGCCGCAGGCTCTTGCCATCGCCGCGCCGCAGGTCGCGCCGACGAGCCTCAGCGCGCCGACCTCGCCTCGGATCGCGCAGGCGGGGTTTGTCGAGCCAGCCTCTCCGAGCTTCGCACGCGCCGAGGCGGCCCCCGGCCGCGCCGGTGGCGGCGAGGCGGGCGTCAGAGGCGGGAGCGCCGCGCCGGTCAATCTGACGTTTGCGCCCGTGATCCATGGCGCGGACGCGGGCGACGTGATGCGTCAGCTCGAAGCCAAGAAATACGAGCTGGTCGAGATTGTCCGCGCCGAAATGGATCGGCGCGAGCGCGCGCGGCACTGAAGCGGAGGGCTGGCTTATGATTTTTGCGTTGTTCGGCGAGATTGTTCTGGGCGACGCGGTCTGGACCGGGCCGACCGGAGCCAAGGAGACGCGCAAGGCCGCGCTCGTCGAGCATAAGGTCGCGCGCGGCAAGCCGCCCATTCAGGACATGGGCGACGACAACGACGTCAAGACGCTCGACTTCTTCTTCGACGAGACCTTTTGCGACGCCGAGGTGGAGCTGTCGAAGTTGCAAGCCGCCTTCGAGGCGCGTTCGCCTCTGCCGCTGGTGGCGGGCGACGGTTCGTTCGACGGCGTGCGTTGGCTGATCGAGGACTATTCGGTCGACACGCTGAAGACGACGCCTTTCGGTCGCCCCGTGCGCATGAAGGTCTCGGCAAAACTGCGCGAATGTCCGGCGGAAAGCCCGCTGACCTTCTTCGCGCAGATCGCGCGCGCGGGCGCGGCGGCCTTGGGCGCGCTCGGCGTCGGCGCGATGGGAGCGCGTAAATGAGCGGTGCCTATCTGGAGCATATCGTCGCGCTCAATGAGCGCTGGGATCATCTGGCCTATCGCTATTATGGCGACGCCAATCGTGTGAGCCCGATCATCCGCGCCAATCGCGCGTCCTTCGAGAACGCGCTTGGGCCGATCCCGAGCCTTCCGCCGGTCGGTCTGGTCGTCAAAATTCCGGTCCTGCCCGAAGAACCCGTCACCGCCGACCTTCTGCCGCCCTGGAAGCGGAGCGTCGCCCCATGATGGGAATGTTCGCGCCCTCGCAGCCGGTCTTTCAACTGCTCTACAAAGGGATCGACATTTCGAGCGAGCTTGCGCCGCATTTGATTGGCTGCACCTATACCGACAAAGTGCATGGCGAGGCCGACGAGATCGAGGTCGAGGTTCAGGACAAGGACGGGCTCTGGCGCGGCCCTTGGTGTCCCGAGCATGGCGACGTCGTCACGCTTTCGGTCGGCTACAAGCAAGGCTCGCTCGTTCCGTGCGGCGCGTTCGAGATCGACGAGCCCAACGCCCGCATGGGGCGGGGAGGCGACACGTTCTCGTTTCGCGGCCTGTCCGCGCCGGTCTCCAAATCGTTGCGGACCAAAAAGACCAAGGCGTTCGAGAGGCAGTCGCTCAAGGACGTGGCGCAGAAGGTCGCGGGCGATCATGGTCTGTCGATCGTCGGCACGCCGCCGGAAGTGCAATTCGAACGTCTGACGCAGCGCCGCGAGCGTGATCTGGAATTTCTGTCGCGCCTGGCCGACGAATACGGCGCCTATTTTTCCGTGCGCGGCGGTCAGCTCGTCTTCGCCAAGCGCGAGGAGTTGCATGAGCGCGCGCCCGTCTTCACGCTGCGGGCTGCGAGCGAGGACTACACCACCGCCGACCTGAAAAAGGGCTCGCACAAGACCTACTCCAGGGCCAAGGCGAGCTACTTCGAGGGCAATCAGAAGAAGAAGATCGAGGTCGAGGTCGAGGACAAGGCGGTGCGCAACGGCGACACGCTGCGTCTCGACGATCGCGTCGAGAACGACGGTCAGGCGCGGGCCAAGGCCAAGTCGAGCCTTGAGAAGGCGAATTTGAAGAAGAAGACCGGCAACGTCGTCATGATCGGCAATCCGCTCGTGGTCGCCGGGCAGATCGTCGAGCTGGACGCCGGCTTCGGCAAATGGGCCGGGCGCTATGTCGTCAAGACCTCGCGTCATCACATCACGCGCTCGGCCTACACGACCAACATCGAAATCAATGGAGTGGGATCGGATGGGTGACGCCTATCGCAGCGCGCAGTTCAAGCGCGGCATCGTGCGTGAGAACGATCCCAAGAAAGGACGTTCGCGGGTCGAGTTCCCGGACGAGGACGGCGTGACCTCGTTCTGGTTGAGCTGGAACATGGGCGCGGCTGGCGGCTCGAAGCTGTTCAATCAGCCGGACGTCGGCAGCATGGTCAACACGCTGGTCGACCGTCACGGCGAGGACGGCGTGATCCTGGGCGCGAGCTACAACGACAAGGACGCGCCGCCGACGCAGAACGGCAAGCTGTTAAAGGCGCTGCTCGAAGGTGGGCTCGACTTCGAATATGATAAGGGCGCGGGCACGCTGACGCTGAAGCTGCCGGCGGGTTTGACGATCGAAGCCGGCTCGGTCAGCATCAAGGGGCCGGTCGCGATCGAGGGCGCGTCGCTGATGCATAACGGCAAGAACGTCGGCGACACGCATGTCCATACCGGCGTCACGCCGGGGCCGGCGAACACAGGCCCTCCCGCCTGACGCCGGCCGCCTGACGCCAACGTCACCTTATTTGCATGCGACGTTCGCGCGCATCGTGCCGACATGCTGGATCGGCGCGACATTCCCTTTTTGCACTGGCAGCCGCGCCTTGCGCGCGGACAGGCCGCGCAGGGCGGCGGCCTTGGCGAGATCGTCCATGGTCTCGACGACGTCGAGCAGTCGATCCTGACGATCGTATTGACCGAGAAGGGCTCGGTCCCCGGTCAGCCCGAAAAGTGCTGCCGTCTCGCGCCTTACATTGATCGTCGGCCGGACGTCGCCATCCCCAACATCAGCCGGGAGATTTTTGACGCCATCGCGATCTGGGAGCCGCGCGTCGTCGTCGACCGCGTCGCCATCACGCGCGTCGACTTCGCGCAATGGTCCTTCCCCGTTTTCTGGCGTCTGCGCGCCGACGTGACGCGCGAGCTGCGCCGCACCTTGGTGCGCCTGCCGCAAGAGCGCATTCCGAAAGCCTCCGCCGATGCGGCGTGACGCGCTTGGCCCTTATTCGCTCGACGCCCTCAAGGCGATGGGCGCGCCGGTCCTGTTCTCGACCGACGCGGCGCAATGGCGCGCCAAGCTCGTCGCCTGGTTCGAGGAGGCGTCGGGACGCAAGCTCTACCCAATGCAGGTCGAGATGCTGCTCGTCGAGACGCTCGCCTATGCGCTGAGCGTGGTCGGCGAGGAGGCGCAAATGGCGCTGGAGCAAAGCCTCGTCACCTTCGCGGGCGAAGCGGGGCTGGAGCGCCTTGCGCCGAACCGCTCGACGCCGCGCCTGCCCGCCGCCAAGGCGCGGTTCACTTTGCGATGTTCGCGACAGGGATCGGCGACGGCGATCTTCATTCCCAAAGGAACGCGGGCGGGCGCGCAGAACGGCGTCGTCTTCGCCACGCTCGCCGACGCGACCTTGCCCGCAGGCGTCGCGTCGATTGACCTTACCGCTGAAGCCATGGCGTCGGGCGCGGCGGCCAATGACGCGCCGGCCGGCGCTGTCACGGCGCTGCTCGATCCGATCTCCGGGCTTGCTGTCGCCAATGTCACGCCGGCTGAAGGCGGCGCGGACGAGGAGGAGCTGGAGGCGTGGCGTCTTCGCCTCGCCAACGCCTTCGAGCGCGTCTCGACCGGCGGCTCGCGCGCCTGGTATCGCGAGACGGCGATGGGCGTGTCCTCCGCGCTCGTCGACGTGGCGGTGATCCGTCCTCAGCCTTGCTACGTCGACCTCTATCCGTTGACGCGCGACGGCGCGGCCGGTCCTGATCTGCGCGCGCAAGTTTTGGCGGCGTTCGAGACGCGCGAGGCGCTCGACGTACGCTTCGGCGATCTCGTCGCGATCAAGCCTGCGGTCGCCGTCGATGCCGGCCCGCGCCTCGTTTTGCGCGGCCGGGGTATGGAGGCGAGCGTCGTCGCCGACGCCGAAAAATTGGCGCGCGCGACGCTTGACCGTTTCGACTTCGGCTCCGAGCGGCCCGCGCTTCGCGATCTCGCGCAAACCTTGTTCGGCGGTCTCAAGGCGTCCGGCTGGTCGCAGCGCCTTGGAGCGGACGTCGCGCCCTCCGAAGTGGAGCGGGCGGTCAAGCGCCTTCCGGGCGTGGTCGACGCCGAATTGACCGGGCTCGCGTTCCAGACGCTTGCGCCAACATCCTATCTCCGTCTGACGTCGCTGGCCGTCGAAGCGCAGGTCTTGTCATGACGCGCGCGCCGGCATCGCTGGTCCCTCCTTCGATCGCGGACGCGCGCGGGCGCGCGTTCGGCGTCACGATGCAGCGCGCTCTCGACGAGCCGGATTTTTCCGCGCTGCTCATCGAGCAGGTCGAGACTGTCGACGCGCGGTTGCTGCCCTTTCTTGTGCGTCAGCTCTCGATGGAGGAGTTCGTCGAGCCCGATATGCGCGAGGACATCGTCCGCGCCTTGCTGACGCGCGCTTATGAATTGCATGCGCGCAAAGGATTTCTTGACGGCGTGCGCCTTGGCTTCGACCTTCTCGGCGTGCGCGTCGATTGGCGGCAATGGTTTGAAATGACGCCGCCTGGCGCGCCGGGCACGCATCGCGCCCGGCTCTATCTGCGTCGCCGCCTGTTCAAGGGCGCGGGGCCATTGATCGACGAACGCGTCCAACGCGCCGTCGTTCGCATGATCGATCACATGAAGCGCTGGTCGCAGGACGTCGACTTCGCCTTGGCGATTGAGGCCCGCTCCGACCTGGGCGCGAAAACGGCGGGGCTGGCGCTTCAGGCGATGGTCGCGCAGGCGGTGGCCGTGCCGCCCAAGCCTTCGATGTTGCGGCGTCCGTGCGGCGTCGCTGCGGCGGGGCGCGCGCTTGAGGTCGCTGCGCCTTTGGCCTGCGCGTCGCCGCCTGCGCCGCAGCGTCCGCAAGGGCGCATTGGCCAAAGCGTGGCCGCGCAAAGCCTCGCCACGCTGAGTTCCGCCTTGGCGGCGCGCGCCTGCGCGCCGCGCCCACGCGCGTCATGCGGGGCGGGCGCTTACGCCGCGCCCCTCGCCGCCGCGCGCCTGACGATGGAGGCGAGCGTGCGTCCTCGCCTTTCGCATCGCATCGGCGCGTTCGTCGCGCTCGCCGCGCCGCTCGCCTTCGCTCATCTTCGCATGGAGGTCCAACCGTGACCGACGACGCCCGCGTTCTGTCCGCTAAAATCACGCGCGCCGGATTGACGGCGCTGTTCTCCGCCGATCGCGCCGGTCTTCAGCTGAAGCTCGCGCACATCGCCATCGGAACGGGACAGGCCAATAACGGCTACGCGCCGACCGGATTTGAGACGGCGCTGCGCGGCGAGTTCCAGCGCGTCGCTGTGGGCGGCGGCGAGGCTGTGGGCGAGACCGAAATTCTTGTGCAGGCCCTGTTCGATGGCGCGCCCAAGGGCTGGATCAATGAAGTCGGCATTTTCGACGAGGACGGCGTTCTGTTTGCGCTCTGGTCGGAGCCGAACGCGCCGCTCGCCTACAAATCGCCGTCCGTGCCGCTTGTCGTCGCCTTGACGCTCGCGGTCTCTGAGATCCCCGCCGGCAGCCTGACGCTGATGGTCGGCGGCCCCAGCGTCAACATCACGCTTGCCGCGCCGCTCGCGGGGATCGCCGCCGAAATCGTTCGATTGCAGCGGCGGGCGGTGCAAACGGAATGCGAGCGGCTTGATCCGACGATCGTGCGCTTCGCGTGAGAGAGTGAGTAGGACCAATGTCGCTCGAAACTTCGATTGCCGACCTGACGCGCCAAGCCGGCGCACTGCTTGATCTGCCGTCGCAGATCGCCGCTACGGCGACGCAGCGGATGAACTCGCTCGCGCAGGCCTTCGCTGATCGACAGGCCAGCATGTTGGCCATCTGGTATGTCGATCAGACGCTTGGCGACGACGCGGCGCAGGGCAACGCCGGCGCGCCGCTGAAAACGATTGATCAGGCGTTGGCGCGCACGCCTGTCGGGGGTACGTGCGTCGTCCGCCTTCTGAGCGATTATATCATCACGACCGACGTCGAATGCCGTAACCGGTTCCTGCGCATCGAGAGCGCGAACTCGGTCAAATACCGACTGATCATCGGGCGATTGCTCCGACCGCTGAACGGCGTCGACTATCGCTCCTGCTTCAATATTCGCCTCCATCATCGCAGCGCCTTGGTCTTGTCTGGCATCACGCTGGTGTTTCCGGCGATCGACGGGACATGGGGGAGCTACCCCAACTCCAGCTGGAACCAAATCGTCACCGTCAACTCTATCGACGCCGGCTTCGTGCAGGTGAGCCTATGGAACTGCGTCCTGGAGCGTCCGGCGCAGTGCCTCTCGCCGTTTCTTTGGTCCGGTGCGGTCGCCGCGTTGATCGTGCAAACCTGCACGGAAAGCGCCTCGCCGATGCTGGGCTGGTGGATGAGAGGCTATGCCGACGAGGCCGGAACGGCGTCGGGCGGCGTGACGCAAATTGTCACCAATCTCGCCAAAATCTGAGGTCGCCATGCCACAAATTCAGTTTCTGTCCCGCGTCGTGACGCCTGCGGGCGTGATGATCAATGCAACCATCGACGACGCGCGCGCGGCCGGCGCAAGCGAGGCGGACATCGCCGAGGCTGTCACAGCGGAGCGTCGCGAAAGCGCGCGCGCCGAATGCCGTCGTCGCATCTATGCCGTCGCTTCGGCCGAAACGCAGCTCAACATGACCAGCTTCGTGACGGCGATCGGGCTCAAGCCCGCTTCATCCCGCACCGAGGAGGAGAAGGCCGCCGCAAGCGCGTTCGTCGTGGCGCTTGGCTGGATCGAGTCGATGCGCGCGGCCGTGGCGACCATCGCCGGCGACGCCGCGCTCGACATGAGCGCGCCCGCGAGCTGGCCCGCTTGCCCGGCCGAGGTGCTCGCGCTCGCCAACCGCTTCTAGGGGGGAGACGATGTCGACCTTCACAGGTTCGCTCGTCATCGAGGAGGTGACGCCCGGCCGCCGTTGGCGGCTGCGCCAGCCGCTCCGCTACGAGTGCGACGACGCGGGATCTGGCCGAATGGTGGTCATCCCCGCAGGGACGGAGACGGACGGGGCGACGATCCCGCCGCCCCTGCGCCTGGTGCTGGCGGTCTGGGGCTCCTACGGCCGCGCCGCCTGCTTGCACGATCACGCCTACCGCGCCCTCAAGCGCGGCGCGCCTTTGCCTGAAATCCCGACGCGCCGCGTCGCCGACCGCGAGTTTTATCTCGCCATGCGCGCCTGCGGCACGGGGCTCGTCCTGTCCTGGGCCATGTGGGCCGCCGTGCGCGCCTTTGGTTGGATCGCGTTGCGGCGCAAGTGATCGAAGAAGGGCGCGGCGGCTCGCGCCGCCAGCGTCGAAACGGGGGAAGGCGGCTTGCGCCGCCCTCTCGGGGCTTGGCCGGCAAAGCATGGCCCCGCAGCGTCAGAAAAACGTACCGCCGCCCCGTCCTGTCGACGTCGACCGGGACAGTGTCGGCGATTCGCGAAACGAGAACAAGCAGTGAACAATTCGCATGCGCCGGTGCGGCCGATCCCCACGCTCGCCGGCTATGTCGGCGGCAAGCGGGCCTTGGCCAAGACGCTCGTCCCGATGATCGAGGCCCTCCCGCATCAGCTTTATGCCGAGCCTTTCCTTGGTATGGGCGGCGTATTTTTCCGCCGCGCAGGCCGGCCCAAAGCCGAAGCCGTCAACGACCGCTCCAAGGACGTGGCGACGTTTTTCCGCGTCCTGCAAAGGCACTTTCAGCCCTTTCTCGACATGCTGAAATGGCAGGTCGCCTCCCGCGCCGAATTCGAGCGGCTTCTGGCGCAGTCGCCGGAAACCCTGACCGATCTGGAGCGCGCCGCGCGGTTTTTATACCTCCAGCGCCTGGCCTTCGGCGGCAAGGTCGAGGGACGTAATTTCGGCGTCAGCTACGATCGTCCGGCGAGCTTCGATCTGACGCGCCTTGTCCCAATGCTGGAGGCCGCGCATGAACGCCTCGCCGGCGTTTACGTCGAATGCCTGCCTTGGGGCGAGTTCATCGCGCGCTACGACCGCCCCGAAACGCTGTTTTTCCTCGATCCGCCATATTGGGGGACGGAGGATTATTATGGCGTGGGCCTGTTCGAGCGCGCCGAATTTGAGGAATTGGGCGAGCGCCTCGCCAAACTCAAAGGCCGCTTCATTCTTACGGTCAACGACCGGCCGGAGCTGCGTAAACTATTCAAATTCGCGACGATCAAGGGCGTCGGCGTCGCGTATCGCCTGAGCGGCAAGCCGACGCAGGCGCGCGAGATCATCGTGACGGGAGGCGGAAAGTGAGCGGCTGGATCGGCGTCGATCTCGACGGCACGTTGGCGATCTATGAGGGCTGGAAGGGCGCCGACCATATCGGCGCGCCGGTCCCGCGAATGCTCGCCCGCGTGCGGGCTTGGCTTGAGACGGGCCGGACCGTCAAAATATTCACCGCCCGCGTCGCCATTGCCGAGCCCGAGCGCTCAACCGCGATCCGCGTCATTCATGAATGGCTGGAGAAACACGGTCTGCCTCGGCTCGATATAACCAACGTCAAGGATTTGACGATGGTGGAGCTGTGGGATGACAGGGCGGTCGGCGTGATCGCCAACACGGGGGAAAGGATGGACGGGCGTCCTTGAGCCGAAGTCTCAAATCGAGGGCGCGCTACAGTCACTGCCAAAGATCGGGGCACAAACCCGCTCAACTGCCAAAGGTATGGGAAAACACTGCCAAAGCTGAGGGCGCGCTACACGCCGGCCCG